AAATGTTGTTAAACTTTATTTTGTAAACGACAACAAAGGAAATTACTTGTACTGGCTAAACGCATTAGAACTTCCAGAACCAGTAGATATGTATTGCCCTGACACTACACTATGGACTAAAAAAAGATTACTTAAACCAGTCTACTTACTCAAGGAAAACCAAGCAACAAGAATAAATTTAAATTAGTTTATTAAACAATTTGTTTATATCGTTTAATTGTTTATTTTTATTAAATGATTTTACTNATAGANGCAGACAGNTTAATCTTNGCAAGTTGCTACAGAACAAGAGANGAAGAAAACGATGACCCTTACTATAGAGATATAGAAGATTCTATTGCTAAATTCGATGAACAATATATGAAGATTGTAAACGACCTTGAAGAAGATTACGAAATAGAAAAAGTAATTACATTTAATGGAAGCAAAGGAAACTTTAGAAAAATACTAACACCAGTATATAAAGCAAACAGAAAGAAACAAGAGTTACCTCCATTACTTCACGATATGCATCAATACGTTAAAGATACTTTTAACAGTAAATTTGTATATGGATTAGAAACAGATGACCTTGTAGCTAAATACTGGCAAACACTATCAAATGAATTTGGAAGGGATAATGTAATGATTGTAAGTATAGATAAGGACTACAAACAATTTCCTTGCTTAATGTATAACTATCACTACAAACATAGGGTAGTATTAGATATAAGCGAACAAGAAGCATTGTATAACTTCTACGAACAATGTATAGTAGGAGATACAGCAGACAACGTAAACTACTTTAAAGGCAAAGGTAAAAAGTTTGCAGAAAAATATTATGCAGATTGCAAAACTAAATATCAATACACAAAGAAACTATACGAACTATTTAAAGAAAAATACAAAGGCAAAGCAAGACAGAAATATACAGAATGTTATAACCTTTTAAAATTAAGAACAGAATGATAGCAAAATTATTAAGCAGATTAGGAATTGAAGTTTGGAAGGATATACCAGAATATGAAGGTTTATATCAAGTAAGTAATTTAGGCAATGTAAAAAGTTTAAAATACCGTAAATCAAATCAAATAAAATATTTACAATCTAATGCTAAAAGAAAAAGTGTATGTCTTTATAAAAATAAAGTTCCAAAAAAAACCTCAATAGCAGTCTGGATGGCTATTGCTTTTTTAAATTTTAAACCTAAACGCTATTTAAAAGTAGTTGACCATATTGATAATAATCCAACTAATGACAAGTTATATAATTTACAAGTGATAAGTCATAGGGAAAATATATCTAAAGATATTACTAACAAAGTAGGATATACAGGTGTAAGAAAAAATGGTAAAAAGTGGAACGCTAAAATTGATGTTAATAATAAAAGGATTTATTTAGGAACATATGAAACACCATTAGAAGCATCACAAGCATATCAACAAAAATTAAATAAAATAAATAATGAATAAACAAGAAATAGAAGTACAAGATTATTACTTTGTACAAAATGAAGTAGCAGAAAAAATAATACAACTATCAGGAATAAATGTATTTCAAAGATCAAGAAAACGTGAAATAGTAGAAATGAGATCATTATTATTTTACATACTAAAGAACAAATTAAATATGGGTCTTACAGAAATAGCAACATACTTTAGGGAATCAGGAACGTCTATTAATCACGCAACAGTTATATGGTCATTAAAAAATTATGACATATATAAAAAGACAAATAAAAAACTTCAAGAAATAGAAGAAATGATTGTACTTAAAACAAGTATGAATATGAAAGGTGTGAACAGGGAAAACTATTTAGAAGTAAAATGCAAAGAACTTGAAGAAGAAATAAAAGTATTAAAAGATAATCCTATAATAAATTTAGTTAATCAAATACCTAAACATTTAGAAGGTGAAGCATTAACAAGAATNGAATTACTTATAAGGGGGTGGGAATGGCAATACAAAGATAGNACAACAGCTTATGCAGGAGAATAAAATAAAAGATCAAGCATTACTTAAAGTTCAATCTAAAATATGGGAACAAAAAAGATTTATAAGAGAATTAGAAAACGACATTGAAAAAGATAATCTTGAATTTGAAGAAATAGAATTACAATTAAATAATGTACTTACACAACTTGAAGTATATGAATACATAAAAAAAGCAATACAGAATTATGACACAACAAGAATTTAAAGAAACAAAGAAATATCTATTAGACAAATGTCAAGAAATAATGGATGCTAAACAACCTGAATACACACAAAAGAATATAGACNTTCTAAACAACTTTAAATGTTCTGCAAAATTTATAGGAATAGAACCTATGGAAGTATGGGCAGTATTCTTTAACAAACATATACAAGCAATCTTAACACACGCAGGAGATCCTACTATGCCACAAGCAGAACCAATAGAAAGCAGATATGCAGACGCTATAAATTATTTACTACTTGGATTTAGTATTCTACAGGACAAACCAAAAAAAGATATAATATCTGGTACTGAATAAATTAAGTAAAAAATTACGTTATATATATAATTGAATAAACAATAAAATTTCAATATGAATTGTAAAAATGGAAACAGTCAATTAAACGAAGAAAGAAACAATTTTAATAATAAGGTTTCAAGGTTAAATATACTGGGCGAGTGTAGAACTGTTAAATGGAATAAACAAAGACGTTTCCGAACAATATAAAAAAACATATTATGGATAATCGTAAAAAAAATGGAGGAGCAAGACAGGGAGCAGGTAGGCCAAAAAAGGCAGATGAATTAAAATTGATTGAAAAACTTGATTCATTAATAGACAATGACGAGGTTATTAAAACCTTGGGCCGTCAGGTATTAAAGGGAGATAGCAGAGCGATGAGTTTGTATTTTGGATACAGATACGGCAAACCAAAAGAATCAGTCGATATAACGTCATCAGAAGGATTCAATGTTAATTTTAAGGATTTAATTAAATTTAAGTGATTGAAATTAATAAGAAATATTCTCCAATCGCCAATTCAGATTGTAGATACTTTATTGTTACGGGTGGGCGTGGATCAGGTAAATCATTTTCAGTTAATTTATTATTAGTATTATTAACCTATGAATCTGGACATACTATTTTGTTTACTCGTTATACTTTATCCTCTACTTATATTTCTATTATTCCTGAATTTATTGAAAAATTAGAATTGTTAAATATATTTAATGATTTCTATATTACCAAAGATGAAATAAGAAATAAGCGTTCAGGAAGCAAAATAATATTCAAAGGTATTAAGACATCAAGTGGAGATCAAACAGCTAACCTTAAATCATTACAAGGCGTTACAACATTTGTATTAGACGAGGCAGAGGAACTAACTAATGAAGATACATTTGATAAAATAGATTTATCTGTTCGACAACAAGGCAATCACAATAGAGTAATATTAATTTTAAATCCCACAACCAAAGAACATTGGATATATAAACGGTTTTTTGAGGATAAAGGAATACGGGAATCGGCAAATGAAAGCAGGGATAATATCACATACATACACACAACGTATTTAGATAATATAAAAAACCTTTCTGATTCATATATAAATCAAATTGAAAATATTAAAAAACGTAGGCCTGAGAAATATAAACATCAAATACTTGGGGGATGGTTAAACAAAGCCGAAGGTGTTATATTTACTAACTGGGAAATAGGTAAATTTAAAAAAATAGGAATAAGTGTTTTTGGCCAAGACTATGGCTTCAGTAATGATCCAAGTACATTAGTTGAAACAAACATTGATACAACTAACAAACTTATTTATTTACGTGAATGTTTTTATTTACCAAAACTAACAACAAGCGAAATAGCACGTTTGAATATGAAACACGCAATGGATAATTTAATTGTAGGTGATTCAGCTGAGGTTCGTTTATTGTCTGAATTAAAATCAAAGGGATGTAATATTGTACGATCAATAAAAGGACAAGGATCAATCACATATGGCATATCATTATTACAGGATTATGATTTAATCATTGACGAACAAAGCATAAATTTAATAAAGGAATTAAACAATTATTCTTGGTTAGAAAAAAAATCAAATACTCCAATTGATAGACATAATCACTTAATAGATGCTATTCGTTATAGTGTTAGTTATCAATTACAAAACCCTAATCGAGGAAAATATTATATACAATGATATGGAATGTAATAAATGTAACAAGGCAATGACAATATATTCAGGTAAAGATAATCAGGATTACTACTACTGTAAAGAATGCGACAACATTCAATATAAATAAAACTTATTAAACATTTTGTTAATTAAATAAATTGTATTATATTAGCTGTATAATTGCAATGAAGCAGTTATATAAACAAACAGAACAAATGAAAAATTTATTATTAAATGTAAACTCAAAAGATTTAAAGTCAATGTCAAGTAGACAACTTGGAAGATTAAGGTATCAATTAAATGATATGAAAGAATTAGTTTCTAAAGAATTAGAAAAACAAAGTAAAGAAGATAATTTATTAGTAAACTAAAAT